AGCACGATCGATTCGCCGAGGAAACGTCATGGCTCGCATTGTCCTGGCTGCTTCATTTGCATCTGTTCTGGTAGCGCCGACCGGTGCGCTTCCTTTCTTTGTCCACCTGTGGGGTGGGGAGTCTGGGACCGGTAAAACCGTCGCACTTATGCTGGCCGCGTCCGTTTGGGGCAATCCCGAAATGGGCCGGTACATACAGACTTTTAACAGCACTGTGGTCGGTCGCGAAAAGCTGGCGTCATTTCTAAATAATTTGCCTCTGATGGTTGACGAGCTGCAGCTTGCCAAGGATGCACGCGGCAAATTGATGTTTGATGTTTATTCGCTGGCCGAGGGTGTAGGCCGTACCAGGGGCACGAAAACGGGCGGCGTGGAGCGAACTCCTACATGGGCCAACACCATCCTTACGACTGGAGAAACGCCCATAACGAGTGCAGGGGCTGGCGCGGGCGCCGTGAACCGCGTCATTGAGATAGAATGCAAATCTGCGGATAAAATCATTGAAGACGGCCATACCGTAAGCAGCATCGTCAAAAAGAATTACGGCCATGCGGGCCGCGAATTTGTTCTTAAGCTGTATGAAAATGATGCAAACACCGAACTTGCTGCGCAGCTGTACAAGGAGTACTTTAAAAAATTCACCGAAAACGACACAACTGAAAAGCAGGCCATGGCCGCGGCCGTCATCATAACGGCGGACTGGCTGGCAACGAAATGGATTTTTCAGGACAGCAGCGCTCTGACTGTGGATGATCTGTCTAAATTTCTTGCTTCTCGCGCCGCGGTATCCAGCGGCAGCCGAGGCTATCAATATATGTGCGACTGGGTAGCTCAAAACAGCAATAAATTCAGTATCGATGCCAAACAAGGGGATATTTACGGCGTGATTGAGGACGAAATTGACGGTGCAGTTAAAACCGGCAGGGATATAGCTTATATAATCAATTCCACATTTCGACGTGCAGTAGAGGATGCGGGATTCTCCGCAACGGCATTACTGAGTTTTCTGCGTGAAAATGATCTGATCCTGACCAGAGGCAGAAATAACACCCGAGGAAAACGCATCAACGGTGTAAACGTGGAGTGTGTAGCTCTGAAAATGCCGATGATTGACGGGGCACAGGAGGCTGTTACGGCTGCAGACGACTTACCATTTGACGATGATCCTCTTTGATTTTGTGGGACATGTCCCACACGGTAACACCCCGCAAACCCGCATGAATACTGGTGTGTGGGACTGTGGGACAAGAGGGACACAAAAAACATATCCCTATATAGAGAGTGTATACCCTGCTAATTATGAGGGGTGAGCATATACTTCTCGCGCGTGAGAGAAAATGTGCAAATCTGTCCCACAGTCCCACAACATAATGCAAACCCGCATGAATACTGGATTTTTCTGTGGGACAAGCTGTCCCACACTGTCCCACAAGTCAATAAAAAGTCCCACAAAAGGAGGTTATAAACCTTTGAAAGAAATAAAATTGCGTGATTATCAGCAAGAATGCATTGAGATAATCGACAACATAGACCCCGGGGCATATCTGATTCAGATGGCAACGGGCCTCGGAAAGACCGCAGCACCGGTAAAGCGGTTGCATTTGTAGAGTATTGGAGGGATGAATCATGAAACAGATGATTAAGTTATACGCCCACCCCTCAAACGAGCATCAGCACCAAGTTAATGTGATACGCTGGTCGTTGGCTCATAGGGTGCAATATCCCGATCTGAAACTTTTGCACGCCGTACCAAATGGCGGCAGGCGCGATCCGATAGAGGCGAAGCACCTGCAAGACGAGGGTTTAAAAAAGGGAGTGCCTGACCTCGACCTACCTGTTCCCCGTGGCAAATATCATGGTTTACGCATCGAAATGAAGACGGAAACTGGTCGCCCCACCATTGAACAAGATTGGTGGCTCGGGGAACTCCGGGAGCAAGGTTATTTCTGCGAGGTGTGCCATGGCTGGGAATCTGCTGTACGTGTTTTGGAATGGTATCTAGGCCTTGGAAAATTTAAATCATGACCGCGACAAGAATGACCCCCTCAGATATTGAGCGCTCCGCGATGCACAATGACTCTCTCCCTGATGGGCTTAACCAGCCTGAGCAGCTCCTGTTCCTTTCGTTCCGGTGCCTGTATGCCAGCTACCGTACCGGGACAATTACCCGGGAACAAGCGCAATCTGAAAAGCGCGAGCTGCTGCGAGCATACGATACGGCGGCACGGTGGCGTGAAATTTATCAGGATACCTGCCGGGTACGGGTTGAGCTGGGCGGTATGTCAAAAGAGGTTGAGCAGGGCGATTGCGAGAGATGCAAAAAGATTATGAGAATTTTAGATGGGAGAATAAAAATAAGCGAGGAGCTATCCGTATGAAAGTTATCACAATTTGGCAGCCATGGGCTTCTTTGATTGCCTGTGGAGCAAAAGAGTTTGAAACGCGGGGCTGGGCGACGTCCTATCGGGGACCAATAGCAATACATTCGGCAACACTAAGCCCATTCAAAGCAATCAGGGATGTCCCCATCGATGCGGTTTGCAAAATGAGAGAAGCCCTTAAAGAGAGGGGAATTCTTCCGCCTTTCACAAATTTCAAGGATCTTCCTCTCGGCCACATAATTGCCACGGGAGAGTTGGTAGGTTGCCATAAAATAGTGCTACATGGTGGGCGTGGCCTCCCCAGCACAGCCCCCGGTTGGCTTGAAACATACCGAGGTATCTATGAGCCAAGTGAGCGAGAACTCCTTTTCGGAGATTGGACCCCCGGTCGGTACGCATGGGAGCTGCAAAATGTAAAAATGCTTGATACACCTATTCCTGCAAAGGGTAAGCAACGCATCTGGAATTGGGAGGAATCCGCATGAAAGCCCATATCCCGCCCCGACAGCAGATCTCTAACCGGTCTTTAAAGGCTGTTGACACATACATCCAAGAAGAAAGTCACAATATGAGCCGCCGGCTGTTTAAGCTGGTTGCCGTCGCTCTGAACGAGTTGTACGATTTCGGAGCCAAACGAAATCTTGAAGTGTCCCAGCGCGTCGGCAATCTCATCATCGAGCATCAAGACGATGAAATCTTTTGGCAGCATGTGGATCAGCGCTGCGATCAGATGAAGCTGGGTTACGAGCATGAGGATTATGAGCAGATGGAAGCACGAAGGAAAAGGAGGTAACGAATGACGCGCGAAAAACTTGAAAAATATCACGATATTGCAGTTCGGTTAAAATTATTGACGTCCGCCATCGTAACAGATACAGTGACCGGATCATCCGACGAGTATCCGTTCACGTGCCACCCGATATCAATTCACGGACTGCGAAAGGACGATAAAACACTTAGGGAGATAGATTTACTTACCCAGCAGAAGAGCGAGATAGACAGCTTTATAGACGGGCTGGAGGACGTGAGGGCGAAAACGCTGCTGGATATGCATTATCGCAAAGGTAAACGCTGGGCATCCGTGGCCCACGAAACCGGACGTAGTTTAGAGGCAAATAAAAAATATTTGCAAAGATTTTTTGAATGTATCCAAACGTCCCCACGTGTCCTGATATAATAAAAAGTAGGAAGTTATAAAACACATTCAAGATTCATTCTGACCTCCTTTCTGAGATTGCCCTGTGGTAATACACTGCGGGGCAGATATGCGGTAAAATAGTGTTCAGGTGACACGCGGTTGCGTAATAGGCCGTTACGCGGTAACCGAGAGAAGGTTCGATACCTCGACACCGCATCTGAAATAATTTTTATCACTCTGGGTAGCCGCTTGTTGGCGCAGGTGGCTA